GGATCCTGACCACTTAGGTCAACAGGCGCCAATTGCTCAAGATAGGACAACTTCAGACCACTCCATCCCTTAATACACGCGTTAACGTATAGCTGTAAGAATAGTGCGTCATCAAGTTCTTCAACTGGTTGGCGATTCTTGAAAGTAACTTTAGTAGCTTTCTTACGAATACCAACTAGGGTTTCTCTAGCGAGAAAAACTACTTGTAATTTAAAACCAGGTAAACCTGGGTATTCAACCTCAACGTTTTTACTAGGGACTAGTAAGCTTTTTAGTGAAGGTACGGTTGAATTGTTATCTGCCATTTTTGTGTTCCTTTAATTGTTATAACACGGAGAGAAAAAGAGCCGCCAGTGATCAAGCTGGCGACAGAGAAAGATTAGTTAGAGAAATAACGAATTGAAAGATCGTTAGTGCTTTCGATATCGTATGCACTTGTAGTACCAAGCAGTACGTTATCGTAACCTTGAGCAGTAAAGTTAATTGTTGTAGACATAACTGCTTGTGCATCGATAGTAGGAATTTGAACCATTGCAGCAGGTGCTTCCACTTCAACTCTAACTAGGTTAGATAGTCCACCAATTTCGATCTGTAGACGATACTTAGGTTCAATATCTGTAGCAGAATTAGTTAGCATAGTAGCTAGTAAGCCTGCACTGTTTAGAGTACCTGTACGCAGATACGCTTGTAATGATCCAGATACTGCTCTTGTACCTGTATAGTATCCGATAGGGATATTAACAGTACCAAGATTTGCTGGTGTTACATATGTAATACCGTTGGCAATAGTGATAGAACCACCAGTAAGAGCTAATGTGTAAGTCTGTGGAGCAGTACCTAAACCACCAATAGTACTAATCAAAGTAATTGTACTAAGTTTATTTGTAATAAAATTAGCATTAACATTCTTTTGAGTGTAGTTTGCAGTACCAGTTACACCACCACCGGTAAATGTACCTGCATTAGCAGTCATAGTAGTGGCTAGCTGGCGCAAATTCATGCCCTTACCAGTCCAAGCAACTGTAGCAATACCATCTAAACCGAAGTCAACAACGGCTTGGTCCATCGCGCAATTATCAAATACATAAGTAATACCATCTACAATAACTACCATACCGAAAGGCAATAGTTGGTTTTTATTAGATAGTGCAGTACTTAGAGAAGTATAGGCACCTGGGATACCAGCAGGAGCTACGTCTGCAGCTACAGCAATATTCTCATTCCATGCGGCTTGAGATAGCTTAGCAGCTGCCCAGCTACCAAATACTGTAGCAGTTGCTGCAGGAGGTGCTGTAATGTAGGTTAATTCTACAGAAGTAGTATTTGTAACAGCGGTTACTTTAACAGCAGTATTAAGCTTAGAAGCTCCAACACCTACTACACCTTTAACGATGAATATACTACCAACTGGCATAGTAGTGGAACTTGCGGATGCAGTTGTAACTACGATCTTTGCTGCTGCACCTGAAGTAGCATTAGTAAAGGTTATAGCACTAGGAGTACCTAAAGTTAATTCAACACCGATTGCTGAAGTAGCTAATAATGCATTCCATAATGTACCTTCTTCAGCTTTAACATTAGTAGAATTATAAGATGGACGAATATAAGTAGAGAAAGAAAACTCTACATTACCTAGGCTAGTATTGAAAGAACGTTGTCCACGTACTGGGGTGCTACCGGCTTCAGCGATTGTAATCGTATCAGCGTTAGTAGCTTGAGAGAAAGAAAATCCATCCAACACTTGAAGTTCTTGAGTGTTGGCTGCAGTGAATGCATTATTACCAGTCTCATTAACCTTATTAGCGGCAGTTAGATTTGTTGTAAAGAATACGCGACTATTGCGTACTAGATTGAATGTTGCCATACTTTTTCCTTAATTTGTGTATCTTTACATCTAGACTAAGTATTTACTTGTATTTGATGTGCTGATACTTGTTAAACCTACATACACTGATAGCGTACCTGCAGATTGATTTCACCTACGGCATATGGGGCTAGAAGGCCCTCGTCTGTGGTGATTGAGGCAACTAGAATCTCTGTTGTCTCATAGTTTTTTACGCTATCATAGACTAGTACTCTATTAGCGTCGATGACAGCTTCTACATCTTCTAGTAGCTGTTCTAGTTGTTCGGAAGAATCTTCTCCCTTACAATATAACTTTAAGCTAATACCTAGGTAGGCCCACGTAAAGTCTCCTGGTAGGTATTCTCTTTGTTCTGATCCTGGTGACATATAAATAGACATGAAGTCGTTAACTTCGTCCCAGAACTTTAGTTTTGGATATGCATTAGTATAAATATTAGATGTATATTTAACTCCATCTAATTCTTCTGCTAACTTAGTGGCCAAAGCTTTTAAAATACTTGTTCTTTTACTCATACTAACACGGCCCTCAGTCTATTGCCAACCTTGGTGGCTGCGATTTCTTTTATACTTGTACCAATTAGCAACTTAGGGTCTCTAGTTAGTGGTTTTCCCTGTGGATGACCGGGTTCGAATGTTTGGTAAGGGTTTTTCATATAAGAATAGAAAGCTGTTATCATACCTTCTCTTGAAGCACTCATACGTACTACGCTGGCTGACGCTGCGAAACGTCCGGTTCTGTAATTAAGTATTCTACGTTGGCCGCCGGGATATGGTTCGTTGCCCATGTTAGCGGACACTACATCTTGTAGATGGGTATTAATTAATACCTGTAAATTTGCTAGACTATAAAATTGACCTTGGGTGGTACGAATAGGAGGTATAGGAGGTACTTTAGTCTTAAGTTTAGATACTAACTTTTCTATTTTTACTTTTTCTTCGGTTGCTATCTTTCGAATATTATATAAATTAACTTTTGGTAAAGATTTCTCTGCAACTAATGTACTACCTATATTATACTCTTGTTTACTGATAGGTTTATTTGATAAAGTATTAAGTATAAGTCCTTCTATCATACCTAGTAGTGACGGACTACTTTTAAGATTTAATAAATCTTGTTGAAATTTAGGATCGCTTACTGAAGCGCGCAACTTATCTATCAGTTGCTCCATAGCCTCATTTGATAGATTATTAGGAGAAAATAACTTACGTATTGAACCTATTGTAGCTTTTACCTCATCACAGAAGCATACACTCTAACGCTTGAAGCGGGTTGTATATTTGCAGAGGCATAATCTAATCTTTTATAATACTCTATTACTTTATTTAATTCAGATATTAGTAATGCCTTACCTTGAGACCCTCTAGTATCTATACTAACTATTCTATCGGTAGTAACTTGTAATAATTCTGTGTTTAAGCCTATTACATGTCCCTTTTCATATTTAGCAGCTAATTCTCTTGGTTGTAGTTTTAATATATTATTAACTAAATCAGTTATTGATTGAAATGATATACTAGAGAAGTATACTGCAGGTACGCCGTTCCCTACTGTAATCTTTCTTCTATTAACTACTACGCCTTCATTTTTTCGTTTAAATAGGGAGAAAGTATAATTAGTAGCATCCTGCAGTTCTGAAGATCCCGGCGCATATCCTTTAAAATCTATTAATAGTTGTGATATAGTATCTTTAGTTATTATAAAAGATGTTTTAGTGGCTGTTTGTTCGGCGGATCTATAATCACTAGTAGGATTTACTAAGGTATTAACATTAGTAACCTTATATTGATCTCTAAGTGTTTTGCTAGCACTTCCTCCGCCGCTCTTCTCTTTATCAAACCATTCTTTTATAGCTTTATTTCTTAAAGCTGCACTAAATTCAGCTATACTCATTATGCGTAATTCGCTGTATACAAGTCCAAAACGCGTTTAATATGTGCTGGTAGACTTGTGGTTGTAATATACTCTATCTGTACTGCGCTAGTGCCTGGGGCTTTATTACTATGAACCGCGGCATCATTCTTGATGTAGTAAGTAATAAGATCAAATACTGCTAGCTTTAAATCTTCTGGTAGGGCTTCGTACCCTGCAGTATAAGTTACCTTGAATCCGTTTACTAAACTAGTAAAGCCACTAGGCCATAGGGATACAATATTATTTGTAAACTTAGATACTGCGTAATCTGTGTACTCTACTAAAGTAGTGTATGTAGACCCATAATCTGTTGAATACTCTACTGAACTAACTGATATAATTGGATATTCATCTGGTACTAACATATTAGCACCACCATCAAAGTACTCAGTCTTGCTGTCATTAACATAGTCTATAAAGCTACGACGACATACTGATTTTACTAAAGCACTTACTTTAGGTATAATTGAGTCGATTTTAGTATCTTCATTTGGGCTATTTAAACCCATATAGGCCTTATACTCAGCCTTTGTAACTAGAGATAATCCCATATTTATTTCCTTATATCTTTTAATTACCCACAGTATGGGTAATTAAAAGATAAGGGCCGTAGCCCTTATCTAAGTTAAATTATACTAACCAACGGAATACGCTTACGCCTTGACCGATATTAGTAGTAAGTTGAGTCATACCTGTACGTAGAGAAGCAACTAATACTTTACGTTGTGTTTCCACTAGATCTTGTGTATCAAAACGCAGACCACGTTGGTTACCAACAATGAAGTTACCAGAAACTAGAGCAAGAGCTCCAACGTTAGCAGTGTTACCACCTGTGTTAGCACCAGCTGTTTTAGCAGGTAGTTCAGCAGACACGATAACTGGGCTTCCACCTACCATACCAATTTGACCATTAACGATAGTAGCTTTTGGACCTACTTTGTCGTTAGTCATGAAGCTGGTATCTTCTAGCAAGTCGTAGTAGAATTCAGTGTTAACGATGAAAGTTACATCGTTAGGGTCAAGACCCCAGGCACCTAGATCTTTACGAAGCTGACGAAGTAAAGTGATAGTACCTGGGTTTGCAACTTGAGCAGTTACAACAGATACGTCATCATACTTAGCTAGACCCTTAACAGGATCAGCACCAGCACCAGCACCTAGCAAGTATGCCTTGTCAACAGACTTAGCAACACGACGAACCATAGCGTCACGTACGATAGGCATTAGAGCGATTAGAGAATCTTCCTCTTCTTCATACATCAGATACTCGGTAGTAGCTAGTTTGTATGAGTTAAGAGTAATTTCAGCTAAACGATGGGTTTGAGCAGTACCAGGAGAAGCAGAAGTACCAAACTGAGCGTTGGTAATCCAAGTACCATAACCAGCTTCTGGGTTCAGAGGCATAGTCATTACGTTGGTCTGCATAGTAATGTTGCGCATTAGAGGAGCAACAACTAGCTTACGACGTACTTCAGATTCCATATTTAGAGAAACTTCAAGTTCCCATGTGGTAGAAGCCATGTGAGATGGGTCTTTTCCACCAACGGAAGCCTTAGTAGCTAATTCTTTACCGAACTTAGTACCTTCGATAGACTTACCAGTCATCTTAGCTAAAAGAACAGCTTTTTCTTTATCTTCATAGCTAATTTCATCGGCTTTAGAATCGCTGAAAGTCATTTTTGACTTTTGCATAGCGATGATTTCTGCAGATTTTTCAGCTAGAGCGGCTTCTAAGCTACTGATAGCAGATTTTGTGCCCTCAGTTTGTTCAGCCATACGTTTTTCGATGTCAGCGATTAGACGTTCTGCGC